GATTGCGGCATGGTTGGCATGGCAACCCCAGCCAACCAGCACGTCATGCGCTTCCTTGACGCTTCTAGCCTCGGCGTAATGGATTCCAAGCCAATGACAAATCCCCCTAAACTTTCCCTGCACACCGGATAGCTTTCCGGTTTTAGTTTTGCATTCGAGAAAGCCAATCCCAACCTTTGGCAAGCCACAACTGCAACTGGTACGCCATAGGATGAGCATATCCGCAACACCCGCCACGACCCCCATCTTTTTGAGAAAGAAGCCGTCGTTAGCATCACGCCCTTGATAGATATGCGTGATAAAAACGTTAAACGCCTTGTTGCCCGTCAGACGTCCCCTTACATGGTCAATGATGGCGCACTGTAGACGAAACTCAGTGGGCGTTCTTTCCTGCTTAACTTCGGGGATTTTTTCTAGGTCGTCAACGTCGAAGGTCACTAGATGCCTGCGAAATACATTTGCTCGCCAAGTTCGCCGAGGTATTGATTTACGACTGCCTCAGTTTCCAAATCGCGCTCTTTCATCTTGATTTTGACAGCGGCCACAAGTGCTTTGATATTCACGCCACTGGCTTTTGCTTCTTCTTTCAGTTCCTTTTTATCCTGGCCTAATGTAGCAATTTCTGTCTCAATGTTGATGAGGCGGTCTGCGTAGGATTTTACATCGGTGTTTGGGAGTTTGGTCATTGTGTGTCCTTATTTGTTGGTTGATTAGAAATTTTCCAATTCCGTACCCTTGCGGTAAGAAATTAGGATTGTTCGTATAAGAGAAGATACTGTACGGTTATTCATTTCGGCTTCTTCCACTATATCCATAAATAAAGCATACGGAACAACTGACCGAACAATCTTGGTTTTTGGAGTCTTTTTTGTCTTTGCCATAAATTAGCCTCGTTTGTTCTTGACTGGCTATTATTGGCATGGCATGGTGTATTTGTCAAAACCTATTTTAAGGAAACAAAATGACAGCCCTAGTCACCACCGAAGAAGATAACATGCTGTCGCTTATCGAGCGTCTTGCCACAAATCCTGATGTTGACCCTGCAAAGATTTCTGCGATTCTGGATATTAAAGAACGCATGATGGACAAAAAAGCAGAGCAGGAATTTAACGCGGCGTTTGTGCGCCTGCGCTCCAAGCTTCCAATCATCAAAAAAGGTGACATTGTTGCTTATGAGAATAAGAAAACGGGTGTCATGGAAGAAGCGTTTAAGTTTGCGAAGTGGGAAAAGGTGCAAGCCCTGATTGATGATATTATTGCAGAGGAGGGCTTTGACCTCACCTTTGATTCACAGGTGCATCCGAATGGAACCGCTGTTGTCGCTATCCTGCATCATCGTGGCGGCCATACGCGCAAAACCTCTACACCGCCCATCCCTATCGACTCAGGCGGCGGCAAGAACAACGTACAAGGTGTTGGTAGCTCCATGAGTTACGGCCAGCGATATGCAACAAAATTTGCGCTCAACCTTCGCTTCGAGGATGACGATGACGGAGTGCGCGGCGGCATGGTATTTATTGACGAAGCTAAAGTAAAGCAGTTGCAAGCGCTCATTGCAGAAACGAAAGCTGACGAGAAAAAATACCTAGAGGCAATCGGAGTTGTCGCGCTGGAGAATATTCAGGGCAAAGATTTTGCGGCGGCACTCAATGCACTTTTGGCTAAAAAGAGAAAGATGCAATCATGATTATTCATGATGCACCACAGGGGAGTAGCGACTGGGAAATCCTGCGTTTAGGTATTCCTACCGCCAGCGAGTTTAAGAGCATCGTGCAGCCGACAACCGGCGAACTGTCCATGTCGAAGGATAAAAAGGGGTTGAGCGAAAAGGCAAAGAAATATGCGTACCGACTTATTGCGGAAAAACTCTTGATGCGTCCGACACAAAGCCTTGATGGACTCGAATGGATTGAGCGCGGCAAGGAGTTGGAAGCAGCGGCAGCAAAACTGTACGAGTTTGAAAATGATGTTGAAACGCAGGAGGTGGGGTTTTTCACAACAGATTGCGGCATGATAGGAGCATCACCAGATAGGCTAGTCCTGAACGTCAACGGCGGGCTGGAAATCAAATGCCCCGCACCACAGACTCATATCGGGTACATGATAGACGGCTTCGATGGTGATTATGTCTCGCAGGCGCAAGGGCAGATTTATGTTGCAGAACTAGATTGGGTTGACCGTTATTCCTACCATCCAGAAATGCCGCCACTAAAAGAACGTACATTCAGGGATGATGCGTATATCAAAAATCTTGCTTCGGCACTTAATGCCTTCAACGAGATTAGACTAGAGATGTTTGAGAAAATTAGAAAAACTGGATTCTTCGCAGAACGCGAGAAACCTGCCACGATTGTAGATGTAACATACCAAGGAGAATAAAATGGCCTCACTAAATAAATGCACATTCATAGGCAACTTAGGCAAAGACCCCGAAATCCGCGCAATGGGCGCAGATAGAGAGGTTGCAAACCTTTCGCTTGGCGTTTCTGAATCGTGGAAAGACAAAAATACAGGTGAGAAGAAAGAGAAAACCGAGTGGGTTCGCATCACAATCTTCAATCAGAATCTTGTCAATGTAGCAAAGAACTATCTCAAAAAAGGCTCCAAGATTTATATTGAGGGGCAGATGCAAACTCGTAAATACACCGACAATAGCGGAGTCGAAAAATACACCACGGAAATCGTATTACAGAATTTTGGTGGAACTATTATTATGTTAGACGGAAAGCAATCCGCTGCACCATCCAATCCCGTAGCCGGTGAAGTGCAGAAGCATTTTCCTGGTGCGACGGTGATGGATGATGACTCGGATAGTATTCCGTTCTAGGGGCAGCGCAATGCCAAAAAAGAAGCCCAATAAACCAACCGATGACCGGATTCCGTATGTGGTCCATGTGATGGGACAGGGTGAGCCGAGAAAGGTGCATGAGTGTTTTGAAACGGCGCTTGAAGAAGCTAAGCGACTTGCAATTCGTGACCCCAAAAAGATTATTCGTATTTTGCAGATTGTTGACCAATGGGAAGGGCTAGTAACTGCACACCATAGACCGTATCAATTTCCTATAAATATTCCATTTTAACTAACAAAGGAAAATACGATGACCGCCGAAACAAGTTTGCCCAATAGATTGTCGAGTGACCGCGAAACCACACATGGTGATTTCACAACACAAGCGCTGACCGCACAGGCATTAAAGTATATCATGCTGCACACACCGAACTGGCACGATATGCCAGCCTATATGCGTGAGGCGCTGGAATTGATATGCACGAAACTGGCGCGGTCGGGGTCGGGGGATTGGAAAGAGCGCGACCACTATGATGACTGTATCGGTTATTTTACACTAATTTTGCGGGGATTAGAAAAATGACATTCTCGGAACTCTCCAAGAAATTCCTTGCGTGGTGTAAAAAACATCAGGCTCCGAGAACGCACGAATGGTATGAGAATTATATCACCATGTTCAATGCGTATGAAGGTGTTGCCGATACCGCTGTGATGGATTTGAAACCGTTTCAGGTGCAGGAATGGATTGATTCGTACGGCGACAAGTGGGGCAATAATTATGCGGGCGGTGCGGTGGTTGCTATCAAGCGGATTTATAACTGGGGTATGGAGCAGGGTTATGTGGAAAGTAACCCAATCGCTAGGATGAAGAAAGCCTCGCCGAAAAGACGCGACATTTATATGACCCCTGCCGATTATGATAAAATAATGACGCTATTGAAACCTTCCGACCCATTCAAGGATTTATTTCAATTTGTTTGGTTTAGCGGGTGCAGACCTCAGGAGGCACGACATATCGAAGCAAGGCACATTGAGTTGGAAAAAGAACGCATTGTATTTCCAGTTGAAGAATCAAAAGGGAAAAAAGCGAAGAGGATTATTTACGTCCAAGGGGTTGCCTTGGAAATCATTACAAGACTTCTTGAAAAAAATAAAGATGGCAAAATATTCCGCAATACCCGTGACGATGCTTGGACTAAATATTCAATCTGCAATCGGTTTTCTCGTCTTTCAAAGGTTATGGGAAAGCGGCTGTTTTGCTATGCTTCGCGCCACGGATTCTGCCAGCGTAAATTGCTAAATGGCGTGGAAGTGCTGACGTTGGCGACTTTAATGGGGCATTCAGATACCGCTATGATTAATTCTGTGTACAGTCACTTGAAAGATGCCGATGGCCATTTGAAGGCAGCTTTGCGCGAACATTGTTCTATGGCATAAAGAGACATGAACAGAAACCTGACCAAACTATTAAATGGAATTGTGGGCGACTACAAAGAGCGGGTTGCGGCACTGAACATGTCGCAATCTGAATTTTGCCGCCGTGCTGGTATCCATGAGAACACGCTATACACACTGAAAAATCCACGCATCGACACATTGCAGAGAATTGAGAAAGCCTTGTGCGAAATGGAAGGAAAGTAGCCATGCCAGACACTAAACATCTAATTATTATCGGTGGAATTACGATTGCTGCGAATATAGCTTTTGTACTGGGAGTTAATTCCGGCATCACGAGTCAAAGTGTCTGCCGCCAGCAAGTGATGTTAGAAATAGTCGCCAGCAAGCAATATCAGAACAAGCTAGACCAGATGTTACGCCCTGACTGGGTGGACGAATTAGAGAAGGAAACGCAATAACTTTAATCTATAATATCATGAGTAGTGAGGAAAGGATAAAAACGAGAGCTTATAGGGTTTTTAAGGGGGATGGCTTAGTGAAGTCACTTGATAAAGAGCAGAGCAGCATTCTAGACGATACTGCTGGATGGTATTGATAGTTCAGGGTCACTCCCTGAGTCCTCCCTGCCTATAAGGGAGCCGGAAACGGAGCAACTAACACGAGGCGTCATTACACGCCTACTCGTTTGAAAGGAAAATTATGGCCGCAATGAAACAAGAAGAGATTGATTATGTGGATGTAGCACTAGGTTTTGCATCGTGCGCTCATAAAGACCAAAAGCGCAAATACTCTGGGGAGCCTTACGTTACGCATTGCATGGCGGTTATGGAGCTTGTGGCGCAACAGACTGACGATATGGCGGTAATATGCGCGGCTGTGCTGCATGATACCGTGGAAGATACATCTGTAACCCACGAAGATATAGTATTGGTTTTTGGCGAGCGAGTTGCTGAATTGGTTATGGAGGTTACAGATACTTCAAAACAGGAAGACGGAAACCGAGCAGCCAGAAAGCAAATAGACAAAGAGCATCTTGCTAAATCTTCGCCCGAAGGAGCGACCATTAAGCTTGCGGATTTAATTGATAATACCTCTAGCATTGTTAAATATGACAAATCCTTCGCGCAAATCTACCTATCGGAGAAGGAGAGTCTTCTTCCCTTTCTTTCCCATGGGAATGAATATCTATATTTGAAGGCTAAAAAAACATTGGATAGAGCGCGTCTTGACATGGGTATTGCGCACCCCCGCTCTAACCAACCAGAATAAAGGAGAGAGATGATGCCGCCACAATGTAATAAGTGCGGGGAGCATTACTGGACGAATAAGCCATGTAAATGCACCAATCACCCGACTAAACCATGAGTAACCTTATGAAAACAGTAAAACACGATAATTTCTTGCCACTACCCGCTGGCAATATACATAGGCGAAGCGGAATCAAGAAAATACCATACAAGCGCACTGGCTTTATAACGCGTATCGTCAATTGGTGGAATGGCAACCCATCATCTGTAAATTCGATGGTAACGTATGATGGAATTTTGTGGGTGGCGACTGATAAGGGGCTTTATTATTATGATGGAAGCAAGCTTGCCAGAGTTGAATATTTGCACCAACCAAAAGAAAGCGAGTGAGTGATGGATAGGCTGACAATGGTATTAAACGATAAAGCATGGCAAGAGGCACAGGATGCATTGGGCGAATTTTTACAAATTGGTGCTGCCAAGTATGCCGCAGCAGTCTGTGTATCCGCATATTTAACAAGCGTTGAGAAACAGAAGAAAGAAAGCGAGTGAGGGTATGAACGATATGGTAAATCATCCGCCGCATTACACATCCCATCCTTCCGGTGTGGAGTGTATTCAGGTGACAGAGCATTTTAACTTCAATGTTGGAAACGCGATTAAATATTTATGGCGAGCAGGACTAAAAACAGGAGCGCAACATCCTGACAGCGTAGGTAATGAGCAGCACTTACAGGATATGCAAAAAGCGGCGTGGTATATCAACAGAGAAATATCACGCTTAACAGCAACGAAGTGAAAGTACGGTAAAGTTTATGGGAACGAACTATTATTTATACACCGAGCCTGCTTGCAAAACGTGCGGCCATGCAAAGGAGCCTCTGCATATCGGTAAATCAAGTGGCGGCTGGCACTTTTCCCTGCATGTTATACCAGAAGAAGGCATTGAATCGCTAGATGACTGGCAGCGCGTATGGTCGCACCCTGAAAGCCATATTGAAGATGAATATGGGGATATAATATCCGCAGAAGAAATGTTGATGGCAATTACGGAGAGGTCATCCACCAGAGATGGGCTTGATAGCTTTAATTTTGCGAGTAACGCTGCCGAAGTAGGGCTTAACAATCTTGTTCGGCATGTGATTGATGGAAGGCATTGTGTAGGCCACGGCGATGGAACCTATGATTATATGCGCGGCGAATTTTCGTGAGCAACCGAGTCAAGATAGGGTAGGGTAAAATGTCTAAAGATGACTTTGGCAATCGGATGAAGGATTATGAAACGGTTGAAACAAGCCGCCGATTCATGCCCTTGCTTCCTATCTATGCGAGAATTGATGGACGCTGTTTTTCGGATTTTACCCGTGGGATGGAACGCCCATTCGACAATGCTATGTCGCGCATGATGATTGACACCACAAAATATCTGGTTGAGGAAACTCACGCTCGAATCGGCTATACGCAATCCGATGAGATAAGCCTTGTGTGGGCGCAAGATAGCTATGACTCTGATATATTTTTCTGCGGCAAAGCGCAAAAGATGGTTTCAGTTTTAGCTTCTTTGGCAACGGCTAAGTTTAACAGCCTTTGCACACCAGAGCTTCGTGAAAAATTGCCAACATTCGATTGCAGAGTATTTCAGTTGCCCAACAGAGTAGAAGCGGCTAACGCTTTTCTGTGGCGTGAGAAGGATGCTACAAAGAACGCCATCAGCATGGCAGCGCGTAGTTTTTATTCACATAAAGCATTACATGGAAAATCCGGCTCTGAGATGCAGGAGATGATTTTTCAAAAAGGCCAGAATTTTAATGACTATCCAGCCTTCTTTAAGCGGGGTACTTTTGTTCGCCGCGTAACGGAGCTTCGCCATATGACCGATGAGGAACTTGCTCGCATACCAGAGAAGCATTGGCCGAAAGAGCCAGTTATGCGTTCGCGCATTGTCGAACTGGATATGCCGATTTTTACCAAAGTAAGCAACAGAGTTTCCGTGATATTTGACGGAGCGGCACCTGAAATAGAGAAGATAAACACAACTCAAGCAGAAAGCGAGTAAACGCTACCGCCGCCAGCCCAGCAGCACGAGCAGCAGATAATACAGCAAGAGGAATATCATTTATTGAGCCAGTCCCAGTATGTCACCTTTTTCTTGGTGAACCCATAAATATCGCTTACCTCCTGCAAGCTGGGTTCTGCTCTGCCCGCAACTAAAGCACTGAAACGCTGGTATTCAATCCCATGCCTCTCAGCAAAGGTTTTCTGGTTCATGCCGATGTCGGCAAGGTATTCTTTGAGTGTCATGCGATTAAATCCCTTTCTCTGCACGCCGAGCAGGTGCATGGCGTATCGTTTCCATCTTCATCAACATAGCACTCTGGGTCTGCATCGGTGTCCACGATGTCACCACAGTATTCGCAGCGTGATAGGCTCATAATTTTACTCCCGTGCAATGGTACTTTCCGTTATCAGGATTTTCCGTATATTTTATTGCGTTATCCCATCCAGCTTTCCAAAACTTCCATGCAGACGAGTTAAAAGTATCAACCAGCTGGACATCGGCGCCTAGCTCAATCACATAATTGGAGAACGCATCACGGCAATGGTTGGTTTTCATAAAATCCCCTCTAATTTGTCCTCACACACTACCCCGCGCTCACTATATAGTCAAGCCATTATTTTATATAAAATGAATTTTATTTTGAGAAAACGCAAAATACTTGTTGCACCTATAAATCACCCATGCTACAAAGGGTCATCAATAACGGAGGATATTATGCACGAACCAACATACAACCCAGAAGCGCCATATGAGGCTCAAGCCAAGCGGGATTTCGCATACGAACAGGCGGAAGAAAAGGCTTGCGATTGGCTATGGGATGAATTGCGTGACCATGAAACTGCCCGCAAGATGGACTATGACATTGATGCTGGCATTGATAGCTACGCAAAGCTGGTAAGCATGATTGCTGACCTTAAAAAGCTTGTGGCTATTGCTAATCAGTCGCCAAATGCAGATGTGCAAGCCTATACAAAGGCTGGTTTGTGCGATGGGTTCCTGAAGCATGCTGTGGTGGAAATCGAACGCGCTATGAAGTGGCACGTTGAGGGTAAAGCAAACGAATTGATGAGGGACTGCCAACGATAACCACAAACAAAGAGGAATTTATGACAAACTTAGACACAAACATTTTACTAGCGAATCTTGAAATTGCACAAAAACGTGTTGCTGGTGCAAGCGCACGTTTGAAACAGGCAAAGTCGCCTTCGCTCATTTCTCACGCTAAAAAATCTCTTGAAATTGCTTGCACTCAACTGGCGTATGCCGAACAAGCCATGAAGGAGGCGTAGTATGCTTTACACACTATTCAACACCACCATGTTCACTTTGTTCGCTTTCATCACATATTGCGCGATTCTTGCAGCGGGGATTGTCTGAGCCTATCACGCTGCGAATACTGCGGGGTTATAGTCGATACCGACATGGACACCGATTGCTACTACGATGAAAACATGAACGAAACACCATGCACTTGTGCAACATGTAGAGAAAGGATGCCAGAGTTATGAAAAACATTATTCTCGGTGCATTATTTGCCTACACCGTATGCGTCAGTGCTTATGCCTACGCACTACACACAGGCAAGGTTGCCAGCACCACGCAAGCTAGTGTGGTGAGCGAGGATTTAATCAGTCAGTTACAGGGGGCGAGATGAGTGATTTTTCAATAATTTTATTCTTCTGCATTGTATCTGCATTGCTTGCGCATCTTGGCACCGAAAGAAGTTATATCGACTAATGCCGTGAAACGAACAATGTTTATAACTGTAAAGTGACAGCAATACGCTCAACAAAGGAGAAATAAAATGCTATCATTCCACAACGACAAAGCAA